TTGCCAAGGATTATGCTAGTAAAACTGTTGGTAAATTAGAAAAGCATAGTCGCGCATATGACTATGATAAAAATAATCCTTCAGACTTCCGAGACAAGTATTAAGTCCAGGGCCTACCAGAAGTTAAAGGCGCACTTGCTCCATCATCCGGAGCGACATTGTTTCCGTTATATGGATTAGGAAGTAAATTCTTGTCTAATGTATTTAAAGTTCTATAATATGGTTTAGATGGATCAGCCGCGCCAGTGATTGTGCCATCAGTTGCCACAACCTTACCTTGTCGCTTGGCTTCAGCAATATTAAGTTTTGCATCTTGCCTTGCTTGTCTTGTTCCTAGTGTTGAAATTCCGTTTGCTGCCATATTATTACTCCATATATAGTATCTATTTTATACTATTTATATAAATAGAAACAGTTTAGGCAACAGGCCTAAAAAAATTTTGAATGGAGAAAACAATGACACAACTTATCAATCCACAACACTTTACACAAGCCGCAGACCTATTAAGGTCTTTTTTTATGGCTAAAGGATTCTTAGAAGTACACACACAAAATAGATTAAGCATACTAGCGGCATGCGAAGATCCAACAACAATAGCGACCTATAATTACGCAGGGCAACTATGGCCCCTGCCACAAACGGGCCAAATGTGGCTCGAACATGAATTACTAACACGCCCCGACGTTCCGGGGTTTTTTTGTATTTCCACCTCCTATAGGCAAGAGCCAAATCCGGTAGCTGGTAGACATGAACTAATATTTCCAATGTTTGAGTTTGAGTTTCCAGGAACTATTTTAGATTTAGAGAAGATGGAACGCGAACTTATGGACTACTTAACATGGTCCGATGGCGAAAACATTGTTGCTAAAGATTATTTAGAATGGTGTGATATTTACGGCGTTAAAGAATTAGAACACGAGCATGAAGAAAAAATGTGCCAAAACTTTAATGGCCGTGTAGCAATGATTAAAAACTTTCCAAACTACACAAGTCCATTTTGGAACATGAAACAAAACGACGATGGCGAAACTGCGGCAAAGATTGATGTTATTATTGCTGGACAAGAAACAATTGGATCAGCAGAACGTGCTACAGATAAAGAACAAATGAAACATATGTTCCATACTATTAGTGACGGCGGTTATGCTAATATACTATTTGATACGTTTGGTAGAGAAAGAGTTGAAAAAGAGTTGGAAGACTTTTTAGCAATGGACTTCTTTCCAAGAGTAGGCGGTGGCATTGGTATGACACGTTTTATTCGTGCTATGGAAATGTATAATAATTAATGGAGTGAAAAAGGGCGCCGGTAATCCTGCTAATAGCAAAACCATTCCGTACGCCCTTCTCCTATAATAGAAATAAATTAATGTTTACTTGCGGTAATCTTCTCCGGAGCCTTCTGCACCAGGTCCTGGAAAGATAGTCCAACAAACATATGGTTTACCTTTATCATTTACTAGAACTTCGCAAGGGCCAGGAGTGCCGACTGTTCCTTGGAAATTCTCCCAAGCTACATCACGACCTTCTGCAGATGCGATTCCAGAAAGACCTAGTAATAAAGCTGCGCTTAAAAGAGCCTTTATCATTATAATACCTCCATAATATAACCACACTCGGTGTGGTTACCCATATTTACAGCAAAATTAGTGGTTATAAAGTTTATATATAACAATAAATACTAGTACAATGGGTTTTGCATTATTTGTACTATTGACGGCGCTGTCTATCAGTGCCGTTGCCGCATATTATAGCATTATAGGATTAATGGCTATATTTGCCGCCGCGGCTGTACCCATTGCTATTATGGGGGCGGTTCTTGAAGTAGGTAAGTTAGTAACTGCCTCGTGGCTCTACCAGTTTTGGTTCAACATACCTAAATTTTTAAAGTATTATCTTACTCTTGCGGTTGTTGTGCTAATGTTTATTACCTCTATGGGTATCTTTGGCTTTTTATCCAAGGCCCACGTAGAACAAACTACTGGCGCAGGACAAGCACAAGCACAAGTAGAACGTATTGATGAAAAAATTGCTCGCTATAATGGCAGAGTAAATGTTACTAAAGAAAAAATTACTAGATTAGAAAGTAATGATACAGGACAACACAATACAAATATAGCAAGAGCAATAGAACAGCAAGAGCAAATACGTGATGGTGCTTGGAATAGAGTCAGCAGTTTAATAGCACAAGAAGAAGCACAGATACAGTCATTACGTGAGCAGTTAGAAAACAATATTGACGTAGAAGAAGAACGCATTAAAGTAGCACAATCTCGTGTTCAAGAAGATGTTGTAGTAAAACAACAAGCCATCGAGCGTGTTAATCAAACAATAGCACAATTAGACACTGATGTTAAAGCATATACAGACAAAGGTGTAGAAAAAAGTGCGTGGGGTAATATTACAGATTGGGTTGAAAAAGGTAGAGAATTAAGAAAAGAACAGCAACCACGCAGAGATGAACTTGCCGCACAAATTAGAGAAATTGAAAACGAAATTAATGAACTGCGACAAAAAGAGATTGATGTATCAGATGATGTTCAAAAACAAATAACAGCATTAAGAGCAGACTACACTAATAAAGTTAAACCACATCAGCAAAAGATTGATGAGTTAAGACAGCAAACACAAGCAGAAATTACCGCCGCTAATAATGAAATTAAATCATTACAAGAGCAAATGGGCGTTAAAGCAGACGAAGTAGAAGGCAAAGTAAAAGAGTTAGAGATAGAAATTGAAAACTATTATACACAAATAGACACATTAAATGAAGAACGTTTTGTGTTAGCAAGCCAAGTAAGAGAATTAGAAGCAGAAGTGGGCCCAATTAAGTACATTGCTGGTTTAATATATGGCAATGATATTACGACTGACTTACTGGAAGATGCTGTAAGATGGGTTATTATTGTTATTATATTTGTATTTGATCCATTAGCAGTATTGTTAGTTATTGCTGGTAATATGACACTAATAAGATTCCGCACAGATAAACCACGAAAACCAACACCACCTACAGAACCACCTGCTAGTAAAAAAAAGACTGATCAGCCAAAAGTCGTAGAGAAAATAGTAGAGGTTGAGAAGATAGTAGAAAAGGAAGTTCCTGTCGAAGTAGAGAAAGTTGTAGAGAAAATTGTAGAAGTTGAGAAACTAGTTGAGAAGGAAGTTCCTGTTGAAGTAGAGAAGGTTGTAGAAAAGATAGTAGAGGTTGAGAAGATAGTAGAAAAGGAAGTTCCTGTTGAAGTTGAAAAGATAGTAGAGGTTGAGAAACTGGTTGAGAAGGAAGTGCCAGTAGAGGTAATAGTTGAAAAGGAAGTGATTAAAGAAGTTCCTGTTGAAGTTATTGTAGAGAAAATTGTAGAAAAGAAAGTAGTAGAAAAGGAACAGTTAGAAGGCAAACCATTTGTGGTACATAAAGAAGATACTAAAAAAGTTAAAAAGTTAGAAAAAGAAATAGAAAAACTTAAGAAAGAATTAAACAAGTCTGACAAACAAAAGAAATTAAGTCAAAAACAGATCGACGACTTAATGTCACGTGTAAATAATGGTGTAAGTGTTACAGAGTTTACAGAAGAAGAACAAGAATACTTACAAACAACCTTAAAACGTAAAGATGTCCTCGGCGAATAACACAATTACACTTATAACTCCACCTGACAAATATTACGGATCAGCATTAAACATATTAATTGCGGCATGTGGTTTAGAAGATCAAAGAGAAATTTTAAATACACTAAAACATGTAGATTTAGATGTTAGTTTATGTATCTATGATCCGGTTATGAATGACAATATAGATTGGTTGCTTAATACTACGCAACAATCAGATATCATAATAATTGATTTACGATACAATCATATTATTGCTCACGTGTTTGGATGGATGTTAAATAAAAATAACTGCTATTACTTTTGCGATGATAGTATCGCAGAATCATATAGTTTATTAAATAAAAACAGAATAAAAAATATTATAGAGCCACTACAATACTTGGAGGAATGATGGCACAAACTTGGAATAATAGAAATACAAAATGGAATAATAATAGAAGAGCGCCATTCAAACAAAAAGATAAACGGGCTCCAGTAAAAATTACAGGACTCAGAGTTTGGGTTAATGACGGAAATGTTGAAAAGGCAATACGTAAACTTAAGAAGAAAATAGACAACGACGGCAAATTGCAAGAACTAAAAGCCCGCGAACATTATGAAAAGCCAAGTATTAAAAGAAAAAGAGCAAGAGACGTTGCCCGCAAGCGGCATCTTAAAGAGCAAGCAGAAAGAATACCTAGTAAAAATAGATTATACTAACGACTAAGATACAAAATTTGCTATGAAAATGGGGGCAAACTGCCCCCACTTCCATCTCCTCCCTAAAAAGATTAAAATTTAATCTCAATTTCCTTGGGTTTAGCGGTTTCAGGAACTTCTTGAACCAAACGAACTTCAAGCATACCGTTTTTACACTCTGCTGAGACAACCTTAACAAATTCAGCAAGGTTCCAAGAGCGTTGGAAGTCGCGTGTAGCGATGCCCTTGTGTAACCATGTTTGCTTATCTGAATCTTCTTTGTGTCCTGAGACATTAAGAACGCCGTTGTCAACGGTTACTGAAAGATCACCTTGATCAAAACCAGCGACAGCGATAGTGATAACATATTCTGTATCGCTAAGTTTTTCGATGTTGTAAGGTGGGTAAGATGGTGCTTGGCCCCTTGTAAACAATCTGTCCATATCGCCAAAGAGACGATCGAAGCCTACCATGTGTCGGTTAAGTGTTGGGATTAGATTCCCAGATGTGATTCTATACTCTGTCATTTTAAGTTCCTCCTTATATTAAGCGAGTAAAGTTATAAGCCTCCCAATTGAGCACTTATATTACATATTATAGCATCTTTGCTTTAATATGTCAATAATATTTATCAAAGATTTCGTAGTGTTTCTAAATTTTTTGTTTGCAAGAAAAATTCTTCTGTCTTTGTGTATTCTTCAAATTGTGCGTCTGACCAATCCATAAAAGAATGATCATTAGTAGTAAACACATATTCATCAATGCTTGCGTTTCGAATCGCAATAAGTTTGGTAAACCAACGATCAGTGACATATTTAACGGCATTATCAAACGTTGTATAATTGTGCGGAGTTTTTACCATGTTTACACTCATTTCAAAGTGGCAGTCATCATATTTTCCATAACAATATTCAGCCCATAGATCAATGTTGCTTTGTACTTCTTCCCATTTAGCAGGCCATCTAACATAATTAAATGTTTCTTCAATGCCATCTATACTAAAACACATATCGACACTTTTGTATTCTTTGAAAATACTCCATTTTTCATCTTCTAAATCTATTCTGACGGTACCGTTTGTGTTATAAATGACATAAACATCCTTTCTTTGTTCTGGCGGAATTAAATTTAAAATTTTAAAGTGTGAATCTGTTAGCAAGGGTTCACCGCCGTTGAAGTGTATATTTTCCATATTTTTAAAGTCAATATTCGGAATATCTTCTTTTTTAAATTCATAAGAGTAATCTAAATTACTTACATAGTTTCCTTTATAACGTAAATCAGTTTTTCCTGCTTTATCTGCTTTTTTAAGAAGTGTAAACCATGATGAACTATTTGTATATGTACAAGTACTACAAGCCAAATTACACAAGTTTCCAGTCCAAAAATCTAACTTATACGGAGCATCATTTTCAAGAGCATCTTCAAAATTGCCGTGTTGTTCTAACCAAACATCATTAGAATGTAATCGTCTGCTATATCGACCAAACTTTTCTTGTTCAACACAGGCGCGACATTCTTCAGGAACTTCGTTGTTTAGAATTTGTTTTCGTATATTTTCAAGATAAGGATCGTTCCATAGGTCATCTTTTTGAGTGCTTTTTTGCCCTTCATTAAGACAACAAGGAAAAATATGATCTTCTTTAACTATAGAAAGACTTACGAAAGGCTCTATACAAAAGAACTTTTTGTCGTGCATGGTACAAATATTTATAATAATATTCTTTTACATAAATATATTAATGAAGTCTAATAGTTTCTTAAAGTGGTGGTTATTGACCTGCGTAATAGCATGTAGTGCCGCAGTATTATATTATTTTGATATGTGGCGTACTCTTTGGTATTTAGACCAAACAAAAATTAGTTTCTTTATTATAGCATTGTTTACAGGCGTAACAGCCAATATAGGGTTACAAACATACAAAGTTTCTAAACGCAAACCATTAAACTTTAGATCTATAGAAGTATCTTGGTTCTTCGCCGAGTCGATGGTATCACTAGGACTAATTGGAACAGTAACTGGATTTATTATAATGCTTGGTGGCTCGTTTAACGATCTAGATTTATCAAACATCGGACAGGCAAAAGAAGTCATTCGCGACATGGCTGCTGGTATGAGTACAGCATTAACTACTACATTGGTGGGTTTAACGTGTTCGTTACTTTCAAAACTTCAATTGATAAACTTAGAATATGACCACAGGAAAGCGTGAGCGATCAAAATTTTCAGGACTAGGATTTACTGATCTACTTTTTAATACATTAGTAGGTTTCGTATTTCTGTTTGTTATCTCTTTTTTGCTAATACAACCTCCTATACCTACGAATAAAAAAATAGACCCTAAGTCTGAACTAATTATTACATTGACTTGGGAAGTTGGCAATTACAGTGATATTGACTTGTGGGTAAAAGATCCTGAAGGTAATGTTGTTAGTTTTAAATCGCGCACATCAGGCTTAATGCATTTAGATAGAGATGATTTGGGCGCGGCAAACGATACACTTATGTTAGCAGACGGCACTATAGTAGCAGTAGATGAAAATGTTGAAGTTGCTACTATACGTGGCTGGATTCCAGGTGAATGGACAGTTAATGTACACTATTATGCACATCGGTCAAGACTTTCCGGATACACGGGAGCAGATAATCCTGAGGACATATCTCCAAATCCTCCCAAATATCCAATACCTGTAACAGTTGAATTAGTAAGAGTAAATCCGTTTAAAGAAATTACTACTGCCAAATTTGAAATGACAGAAACTGGCGAAGAAGTTACTGCATTTAACTTTACAGTTGTACAAAGAGAGAATGGAATCGCAACCCCAGACGGTACCCAAAGTTATACATATTCTATAGAATACGTTAATAATCATCCGACACCATTTGTATATACAGATGGGTTAACACACTTTGAAGACGATAATGGCAATCATCCTATGGCAATTGGTGATACATATGATCCTAGTCTATGGGATGGAATGACAACTCAATTGAGAAAATGGCAACAAGAGGGAACTAATTAGTTATGTCAGAGAAAGAAATAATAGATTTTACTGATTATACTACGGATGAAATCGTTTTATCAGACTGGTATAATATTATATACGAGTTTGGTTTACAATTGGGTGCCATGCTAGTATTAGCAATATTAGTATTATACGCATTACTAAAAACACCAGCTAAGTTTTATATAAAGTTTTTAACAATTCCATTGATTTTTTTCTTATTCTATAGTACAATAGTGAAGTTAAATAATTTTCTAGGATATGCACTTCCTACATACCCTTCAGGAAAAGTTGTGCTACTTGATGGACAACGACAAGGGCATGTAATAGAAATATGGGTGCAACATTTAGGAGAGAGAAATACTCGTTTATATAAAATACCTTTCTCACGAGAAATGCAAGAAGAACTTAAACGTGGAAGAGAAGCAAAGAAAAAAGGAAACCCACTAGTTATTGAATTTTTAGAGGGTATGCTGGAGCGAGGGCAAAGTGGACAAACTCGAGAAGGCGCAAGATATAAAATATATAGACTAAAAGACTTTGTAGATAAAAATATTAAGAAAGATTACGAAAAGGATAATTAATGTCTGATACTGCAACCAAGATTAAAAAGCAATTAGATTTAAAAGAGCCATCATTGTATAAAGTTATATTCATCAATGATGATGTAACACCAATGGACTTTGTTGTTAATGTTCTTATGACTGTGTTTAGCCACACATTAGAAGAAGCACAAGAACTAACATATAAAGTAGATGCAGAAGGTTCTGCTATTGTTGCTATTTTGCCATATGAAATTGCTGAACAACACGGTATTGAAGTGACACTTTTGGCACGAAATAATAATTATCCGCTACAAGTTAAAGTAGAAGCGGATAAATAACTTATATTTTAAAGGAGCTTATTATGTTTAATTTAATTGATTGGGCCAAAGCAAAATGGTCAGAAAGATCAACTTGGGATGGCACAGTACTAGTAGGTGTTGGTGTTCTTGCACTATTATTTTCACCACTAGTTACTTGGATTGCATGGGCCGCTATTATTTACGGTGCATGGAGAATTTGGCAAGACTAATATAGGATTTGATTATGGATGACTCAACTTTAAAATTAGAGTGTCTCAAACTTGCAGAAGGCGATGTTGAAAAAGCAGAAACTTTTTACGCATTTTGTAAAGATCTGCAAGAATCAAATTCAAAACAAATACTCAAAGAAACACATAGGTACACTGAAACACCATATTTCGATTGCGGGCCCGCAACATGGGGCCCATCATCACGTTGGTATAACACTTACACAAATCTTGATGTTCCTTTTATTCCGGAAACATCTGATGAAATGACAAATGAAAAAGCAAAAGAACATGTTATTGACAATCATGCGTTTGCCGACAACACAACAAAAAATCAATACTAATGTCTTATCCTACTAGTAAATCAATTAGAATAGTTAAACTAGTGTCAACAGAAGGCACTGGCTACTATTATACTACTACTAAAAACGGACGCAATCCTGAAAAACTACGTAAAAAGAAATACGATCCAGTTTTAAGAAAACACGTCTGGTTTGAAGAAAAGAAAATTAAATAAAGGAATGCTCAGGTATTCCTTTATTCTTCTACACCTATATAAATAATTTTGATTGTCGTATGAAGTTGAAAGTACGCATTCTGGACCCGGGGGCAGTGCCCGGCACCTCCACCAAATTTTTTACGGGGGTGACACAGTTTCGACAGGGTGAAGAGGATAAATGGACGACATATGGGAGCAGTTCCATATTAAAAAACAGCAAACTATATAATTGCAAATGACGATTATTACGATTACGCATTAGCCGCCTAATTAGCGGTCGCGTAGGGGGTTTCGGGGGCGACACCTTCTTAACAAAGTCGCCCCCACTAAATATGTGTATGGAAACGAAAGAAGAAACGCCTTACAAATATGTTGCTTTAGGATGTAGTTTAACAGGATGTAGTTTAACTCAACAGCACGGCTATGTGCACTATTTAAATGGTACCTATAGTTTAGATATTAAACATATTTCACAAGGCGGTGGAGACAATTATTTACAACACCATAGATTATCTAATCTTTATGCAAAAAATTTAATTAATAAAGATACCACACTACTTTGGCAGTTAACAGCGCCAGATAGACTTTTTTATCTATTGAATGACGATCAAGATGTAGAGTTTCATGGTCTTAAATATGGGGAAGACGACGTTGAGAAGAAACCTGACTGGGATTGGATGTGGTTCTATCACAATAAACTAAAAAGTTATACTGAAGAAGAATGGAGTATTTTTAACAGGAAAGCAATAAGTATTAGAGCAAACAATCAAAGATTTCATTATGAAATGAAATTTGGCTGCCTTACCCGAACAATTTATCATTTGCAAGAAACGCTTGTTAATATAGGCTTATGGTCTAATACGGTCAAAGAAATAATATTATATTTTGGTTGGGATTGGTATGGAGAATACAAAGACGAGATGTACCCACAAACATTGGATTTTTTACATAGATATTCTAATATTAAAGTAATACCTCTAGAAAAAAGCATACTGCAATGGTCTATAGATAAAAATATTACCCTCTATGAAGACGGGATGCATCCGAGTTATGAAGGTCATTGTGACTGGTGTAAAAATGTGTTAGTACCTTATTTAGATTTATATGGAAGTATGTATTCATGATAACAAGAAATATTATTAAAAATGTTATATTAGTATTAGGGTTATTAGGCTTACTAACATACGCAAGCATTAATGCGGTTGCGTGTGTTGAAGGTTGTACTAACGTTAGAGAACAATTTAACTTTCGATCCTACTCAAGTGATGCAACACATGGTTGGTATACAGGCTATGAACGAGGCGTTCATCCACTATGCGACGGTATTGACATTGACCATGTTGTAAGTTTAAAAGAAGCATGTGAGTTAGGATTACCAAAAGAACTTTGGGTAGAGTTTGCTAATGATTCGGAAAATCATGTTCCGGCATGTTCTTCTATTAACAGGTCAAAAGGATCAGCAAATCCAGAAACATGGCTAGAACGATCGCAAGATGGGCGCGGCAGAGATTACGAAATACTGCATTATGAAAAATATGTAGATTTATATTACTATATATTAGACAAGTATGGCCTAGAAAAAGATCGTTTCCTTTCAAACCCCGCTAATTAAAAACTTTTTTAGTTCGTAATACCTGATGAATTTGGCCGATATCATTTGCTAAGTTTATTCTTTTTGCAAACATACTTATTTCCTCTTCATTGTAATTACTAAGTATAGATAATTTTTCAGGATTATAATTGTTGTTTTTAATTCTAATATAATCTATTTGTGGGAACTCTTCTATAACTTCAGCAGTATGTTTTAACCAGTTACCATAATACACTTCTTCAGAATCAGTGTCTAGATAGTTTGGTGTGCCGGCATATATATTATTAATTTTTCCGTTTAAACCAGTAAAGTCAAATCCTAATATGTAGATGGTGGTATGTCCAATGTTACTTGCTAACCACAATGCTGTAGGTCCAGAACTCCAGCCGTGTGGATTTTCAAAGTAGGTTGCTCCTTTATATTTTGCCTTATTAATTTCAAATATCATTTCAGGATTAACGGCGACAAGATGATGTGGAGTGAACTCTCTATACAATGCATTACATCCATAGACTATTCCATTTTCTTTTAAACTGTCTAAAGATATCGCTTGTCTACTTGTGCCATTCCCTAGTACAAATGCTATATTATTCTTCATCAAGATCTCTCAACTCATTTTCGATTAATGCAGCTACAACTGCCCCGGGCGCAATTTCTTTTTCTATAGAAAAAATGAGAAACTCGGCTATTTGAATTTCCTTTTCAATCCAAAATTTGTTGTTGTTTAATTCTTTAATTCTTGTACGAAGTTCTTCAATTTCTTGTTGTTTTTTCTTCTTTAACTTCAATATTTTGTCAAAGTCTATTATGCCATCGTCCATAATCAATATTTATTAAATAATAAATACAGTATGAGAAAATTATTATTATTCTTGTTATTATTAATACCAACAACAGCGTATAGTTTACAACTATTTGTTGTAGAAGCAGATTGGTGTCCGTCGTGTCGCGCATGGCAGGCACAAGTACAGCCACTCTATACTCCAGAATTAGATTCGTATCTTCCTTTGATAGAAATTAACATTACACATGGTATTATTGAAAACTTAGATTATATTCAATACTATCGTGACGGCAAAATAAAAAAACTTTATGCCACTCCTACGTTCTTTATATGGGACGAAGAAAAAAAGCGAGAAATTGTAAGATGGGTTGGTTATATCGACGCTGAACATTGGTTCGCAATGCTAGAAAAAGCAATAGACGTTGCTAAAAATTCTATTAAAGATTGTGAAGAACATAATGTATGTAACAATTTCAATTTAAATTAAACATAAATTCTTTATGCATAAGTATTATTATGGATATCTATCACGTCTGGGCAAATATTGAAGGTGATATTACCGACGAAGAATTTGTCGACAATATTAAAAGTTTCCTTAATCAACTCAAAGAAGAAAATAAAATCGAATCATATCGTATTACACGTTGTAAGTTAGGATTTCGCAGTATACAAGATTTGCCAGAATGGCATATTATGATTGAAACAACAGACATGTCGCAATTGGAGTCAGCTTTCCATCGCGTTGCCAGGCCTGATCGCTATGTTTTAGATGAAGTGGAAGGCAAGGTTGATGAAAAACATAAGTCGTTCAATCAATTTGTAGCAGATGATATCCAACACGCATTATACAGGGACTGGCCAGATGAGTGATGACAACGTCGTTGATATTAAAGGAAAGAAAATAGACGAAACCAATATTGACGGAAATTTCCTACATAAAATTTTCGATGATGAATTTACTAAAACAGTATCTGATCGTTGGTTAATTAAGACACTCGATGTTTTAGCAGAAAGCGGTATTGATACTGATAATGAAGATTTTAATCATGATCTATCAATCATAGTTCAATTAATGGACACTTTAATTTATCGGCACAAAAATAAATGATAAAAGCATTTTATAAAACTAAGAAATGGGCACTATGGGCTTATGGCGGTGGCTCTCTATTAGTTATATCGTTATGGTTACAAGTTCAATTAACAGTAGCGATAAACACATGGTATGGTGGATTTTATGACTTACTACAAAAGTCTGGTGAATATAAAAATAATGCCAGTGAAGGCATTTCTTTATTTTATGAAAAATTACTAGGCTTACAATATTTTAGTGATGGTGATCCCTCATTTGCTGTATTAGCATTTCCATATGTGCTGTTAGCGGTGCTCACTGGGTGGTTTACACGCATATACGGACTCCGTTGGCGAGAGGCAATGACCTTTGACTACATTCCGCGTTGGCGCAATGTTGAAGAAGAAATTGAAGGTGCATCACAGCGTATTCAAGAGGACTGCAATCGGTTTGCTAGAATTGTAGAAAGTTTGGGATTGCAAGTTGTGCGGGCGTTAATGACACTCGTTGCGTTTATTCCAGTGCTGTGGGGGTTAAGTTCTTCAGTTACTATTCCATTCTTTAGCGACATTCCTGGCTCACTTGTATGGGTAGCATTATTTGTATCTATAGGCGGGTTGGTTATTTCATGGTTTGTAGGTATTAAACTGCCCGGACTTGAATATAACAATCAACGTGTCGAAGCCGCATTTAGAAAGGATTTAGTGTTTGGTGAAGATGACAAAGTAAACTATGCACAACCAGAAACATTAGCAAGTTTATTCACAGGCATACGTTTCAACTATCAACGTTTGTACTTACACTATGGATATTTTGACACATGGATGATTATGTATGATCAAGCAATGGTTATTGTGCCTTACTTAATCGTAGGTCCAAGTTTGTTTACTGGTGCTGTATTATTAGGTGTAGTAGTGCAAGTGTCAAATGCGTTCCAGAAAGTACATGGTGGGTTTGCATTATTCTTGCATAACTGGACAACAATTACAGAATTGCGTTCAATATATAAACGTTTGAGCGAATTCGAGCGCAATCTAAACAAATACGCTATTTCTTGACAATGACCGTAATGTAATATATAATTATAGTACAGTAAAATAGATTACGAATAAATATTAATATGGCGACGATAGTAGTAGTCTCAGGCGGATTTGATCCGATTCATAAAGGGCACATTGCATTATTTAATGAGGCCAAAAAACTTGGCGACAAACTTATCGTGGCTTTAAACAGTGACAAGTGGCTTTCTCGTAAAAAAGGTAGATCATTTATGCTTTTTGAAGAGAGGGCACTTATTCTTAATAGTCTTTCAGTAGTAGACGATGTAGTTGGATTTAATGACAAAGACAATACTGCCATCCATGCATTAGAAAAAATAAAGGAACATTATCCAAATGATACAATTGTTTTTGCCAACGGGGGTGACAGAGACACCACCAATGTTCCTGAACAAGCAATAGCAGACGTTGAGTTTATTTTTGGCGTTGGTGGTTTTGAAAAGAAGACTTCATCTAGTCAATTGATTCGTAATTATAAATTTGGTATGTGTTATACGGATTATGGTTATTATAATGTTGTATATCAAGATAGTAATTGTAGAGTAAAAGAAGTAAGTTTGGAACCCAAACATCAAATGACTTTTGGGCGCCATATGAGAAAAAGTGAATTTTGGTTTGTTATGGGTGGTCAATGTATAGTAGACTATGCATGGGAAGAAACATTAGGAAATATTAAATCACGTGATTTAGACGCTCATCAACATTTTTATATTCCATTGGGTCAATTCCATGCATTGCGTAATGAAAACAAACGCAAAGCATGTAAGTTAATGGTTATTGAATATGGAAATGCGATGTTAGCAAATGAGCATGATTTTGAATCAATTGATGAATATGGAGAACAGTTTGCATAGGAAATCTCAACAATGCATTGGACAAAAGAAACCAGGGATGAAAAGCGTATAAGATTACAAGAATGGCATATTTGGTTTGCTTGGAAGCCAGTAAGACTTTGGCATATCATTTCAAAAGGCGAAGAAAGAAAGGTTGCAGAATCAAATAAAATAGTGTGGCTTGAAAAAGTTATGCGAAAGAGAAATCCAAATAGTATAGCCTATATATATATGGTTAAAGATGATGCGCTTTTAATGGAAATCGCTGATTATAAAACAGTATCACCACATATTGAATCAATATTGGATGATCAAGATTTGGATATTTAAATATGCCAATATACGAATATAAATGCACAAATGAAGTATGTGAAATGATGGTAGAAGTCATGCAAAAAATAAATGATGAGCCATTAAAGTTTTGCCCACATTGCTCTCAAGAAACACTTAAAAAAATAATATCACAATCTAACTTTGTTCTTAAAGGGACTGGCTGGTTTAAAACCACAGCAAAGCCTTCTAGTGAATAGTGACTACAATATCCACATATAATATAAAAACTTATGAACAATACAAAGACATGATAAAAGACAAAATAATACTAACAGACGTAGATGGCGTTTTACTAGATTGGGAGTTTGCTTTTCATGTATGGATGGAAAAACACGGACACACTCCTATAAAAGAACACAAACAAATATATGGTATTGCTAAACGTTTTAGCATTACACCAGAACAAGGCAAACGACTCACATCAAGTTTTAATGAAAGTGCGTCAATTGGATTTTTGCCGCCCTCGCGTGACTCTGTTCACTATGTTAAGAAATTACATGAACAGCACGGTTATGTTTTCCATGCTATTACATCACTAAGCACAGATCCATACGCAGGTAAACTACGTGAGAGAAACTTGGCAAAACTGTTTGGTGAAACAGCATTTGAGAAAGTTATTTGTCTAGATACTGGTGCCGACAAAGATGAAGCACTATCGCCGTACAGAAATACACAATGCTGGTGGATCGAAGATAAAGTAAAAAATGCAGAAGTAGGAAAACGTTTAGGACTTAACAGCGTTATATTCGAACACGGGCATAATATGGACTATGAAGGTGACATTCCCTTAGCAAAAAATTGGGAAGAAATTTATAATTTAATTATTAATAAAAGTGCGGAAAGATTTACAGTCTAATTATTAGGCATCTGAAAAGATTCGCCACAACCGCATGAATTAGTGTCTGGTATTGTTACTTTAAAAGCAGGCATAAAATCACCAGTATAATCTATAGTAGCATCTTTCATATATGATGCTGTTAAACTATCTATTAGAAGTTCTTTACTTTCGCCTAGATCAAAAGTAATATCGCTTTCCTCTTTACCTGTTCCAATTGCCCATTTACCAAGCAACCCGGAACATCCGCCGCCATCTAAAAAGTATCTAACGTCGGATACTTCGTTTTTGTTTGCAATCACTAGTAGTTGTGCTAGTGCTGATTCAGTTATTGTGATACTCTGTTCCATACTCTTTTTTAAAAATATTTTTTAAATTATTAAAATTTTGTGACGTCTCTCTATATTTTAGCCACCAATTATCGTCCTTCAAGGCTAACGACATTCCTAACTTAACACCTTCTATGCAATATTTACCGTTATAACGATCATAACCTACGCTTTCCCAATGGTGCAATCTTTCTTCTTGGTAAAGTGTATCGTGCTTGGGTGTCTTCATATTTAGTATTTGATAAGTAAGTCTATTTCCTATTCTAAAGCCTGCCTTCCATGCATCGTAAGGAGAAGAATTAAATGCATCAATACTTCCGATTCGTCGTACAGGAACTCCGGACGCTTTAAATGTATCAGCTGCGGTAGCTTTTGGATAATATATATATGGTTTATTAGATTTATATGTAAAGCCTATTGGACTGTGTGGTAAAATTTCTCCGTTAATAGGATTTACTGTATCCCACATAACTGATAAATTTGGATAAATTGTTTCTATGTCAACCGGAATAGAATTTTCTTTTTGATCACGAATATTATGGTACAAAACGTTTTTATACCATTGAATAGGAAGTTTAAAGTCAAAATCATTACATATAATATTGTCTCCTTCGACAATATAATAAAATTTTGTTTCGGACAATTCCCTACATGCGTTATAAGCATTGAGTATGCCCGTAACGCCATTTACTCTTTTTGCATTTGGTACTAGTTTTTTTAAAGTTTCAAAGTTTTTATCAGCATCTTTTTCATAATAACTCATAAAAATAACATCAAACTTTAAATTTAATGGTTTTACATTAGAATAATCTGTTTTTTCTAGTAGAAATTTGTCTAGTACATCTAAATCCATTTTACGGACTTTTTTTAAATCATCGTTCATATTAATATTTACATAAATACAATAGTACTTTATTAACTTTACGATGGAAACATTACTATGGATATGAGAAGCATTTTAACAACACTAGACTTAATTAACCAACCAAAGCCTGCAGATGTTATTGCAGAGGACGAGGTTGAAGAAGAACTTACTCTAGAAGAACTCGAAGCATTAGAAGAAGATGACGAGTTAGAAGAAGCATGGGTAAGTGTTGATGACTTTGATGATCGCCCAGCGAGTGAATATAAACTTGTAAGCAGTGAAGAAGAAGACACAGACCATGGAACACTCCATAAATCCAAGTATGAAAGAGAAGATGGCGAGTTCACAGAAAAACAAATTAGAATGGCTTTTGGTATTTTAAATGATCCACGTTATAAAGGTGGCAACTTAACAGACGCAATAGAAGCAATTGAAGGTATTGCTCCAGGCTTATCAGAGCACCCAGCCGTTCAACGTGCTATGTTAGCAACATCAGAAAGTGTTGAAGAAGTTGATGAAACTTCTGATCAACAACTAGACGAAGCATTTTCACGCAAGCATTATGAACTATTTGCAAGTATGTTGCAAGAAATTACAGACCTTAATGCAAGAATGGACTTTGCTGATCGTTTGGTAACCTTGTTTAGACAAGACAACCCACGTTTTAACGACGAGTTATTCCTTAAGGCCGCAGGTTTAGCAGACTAGAACAATATACTTGACTTTCTTAGTAACATAGTATAAAATTGTGTTATGACTAAAAAATACATCTATCTCGCAGGCCCGATTGCGGAATGCACTTACGGCGAAGCGAACGACTGGCGAAATGAAGTTAGTGAAAAACTAAATCCTAATATTATTGGAATTTCTCCGTTGCGTTGTGAGCCAATGCAAGGAGAAACATATGGTCCTGGAAATGACCCAAGATTTAATGCTCCCGGAGCAATTGCCGCTAAAAATTGGTATGACACAGAAACATGTGACTTAGTATTAGCATTTTTGCCAAAAGAACTAAATAACCGTAGACCGTCATATGGCACAATTATTGAAATTGGTTGGGCAATTGGCTTAAGAAAACCTCTTATTGTCGTCACAGATGATGAATATCTCGCTAACCATCCACTTATTAAAGCGAAGGCAAATTGGGTGTTTAACGATTTTCAAAATGCTGTTGATGTAATACATGGTTTATTTGATGATTATGTTAATTAACATATTGACTTGTAAATAATGCTTTTATACACTAACGGCGACAGCCATCTTGCGGCAACTTACCAACATCCAAACAGTGAAGAATCTATAATGTTTCAGCCTGAAGTATCATTTGCTGGATTACTAGCAAAAAAACATAATCTAGACTATATAAATGAATCCGTTGCTGGATGTAGTAACAACAGAATTATTCGCACTAGTAAAGAATTTCTAAGAGATAAAGACCCTGAAAATACTATAGTTCTAATAGGGTGGTCAACAGTTGAACGTACCGAATGGTATGCAGATGGAGTATGGCATCAAATATGTGGCGAACCGTTATACCAGTATAATTTTCGCGAAAGTGTGCTTCCTCCCAATTTTGATAAAATACGCTGGCATGACAAAAGTGCTGAATGGATTACACTTAGCATGATGTGGTCTAACTATACAAATAGACTATTAAATGACCATAAGGAAACAGGCAACATAATATTTCAATCTAGAACTCTAGAGTTTCAATACTACTTTAAAGAATTTAGTGATTGGTTAACTAAAAGAAACTTTAAGCACATGTTTTTACATTTACACGAGGTTTTTAATGTAAACGAATTCTTTAAAAATAACTGGAATAATGACGCATGGTTGTTTAATGATCCCTATGATCCATCCATTGCTTTCACTCGTAAGTCAGTGGCCTTAGGTCATAAATCGGACAAATGGCAACATTTTGGTCCCGAAGCACATAAAGATTATGCAAACTATATAGAACAGGAGTTTATAAATAAATTACTTAAATGAAAACAACTGAATTAACTTGTACTGACAACAATCAAAAGGTTCCAGCAGATATTTTACGTAAAAGCGATAAAATACTTGAGGTGGCTATTCATGGAACAGACGTTCCTATTAAGCTATATAGAAAAACTCCTGTTGATAAAACATACGTTGGTAGATATGCCGGTTTAGAATTCATCTCTACTGGCGAACAATCCTAAATTAATTACACTATATAACAATTTGTTATATGGGTTTCTGCACGACTTCATAACCTAAAAGTATTTTAACGGCTAAACTTATAGCGTATTTCTGCGGAATTTTGTATAAATACCATAAAGAAATTACTTTAACTATTATTAAGATTTACCGGAGACACTTTTGAAAGATTTCTATAATTTAGCGAAAACGTTAATTAATAAAGACAAGATTCAAAAAATAATTAATCGTAAAACAGAAACTATTCTTAAAGCATTTGAAGAAAGTAATGTTAGTCCTAAAAAAATTATTAGTTTGAATTGGCATTGTTCCTTGGTCGATTTCGCCACCAGTGGTTACGATGTCAGCTATATTTCAGATGATCCTGATGCCATAGATTATGCTAACGCATTGTGTGAAGCATATGATGTTACTATTACCAACCATAATGCACCATTAGACACATTTAGTATGAAGTTCCATATGGATGAAGATATTGAAAAATATGATTGTGTATTAGCACTAGATCAGTATTATACATTTTCTACTAGTGAAGACGACCAACATTCACAACTACAAGACTCACTAACGTTACTTAATGATGATGGAATATTGTTAACTACGCTAATGGATTATAAAAATATCAAATTTAACAGTAAATTATTCGCAGATCCATTTTATCTAAGAAATGATGATTCCGAATTTATCTTTATTAACAATAGAAAATGGAATCAAGAAGATAGAAAGAAATGGCGTCATTATGCATACGTTATTAATCAAACTACGAATGAATTAAATTCATTTGAACCAGTAGATCGCCAAGCAATGTTCTTTAAGCAACTTGCTTATCATACAGCATCACTGGGCTGGAACAATTTTGTTGTACATAAAAAACTTATTTACAAGCCAATGTATAGTAGTGAGAATCAATATATTATATCTATAACTCGATGAGGAATAAATTATGGGAAGCATTGCATCTTTAGAAACATTAATACATCCGGATTTAATTACAGTAAATTATTTAAAATTTTCTGAAGATGATTTATCAGGTGATTATATTAAAGGCGGAACAATTACCGATTTTTCTAGTACTGGTATTAGAGATGAAGCAACACAGCAAGTTTTACATTTAGATAACGACGGTTTAAGTGTAGACAGCATTTATGTAACAGACATTGATGCATCAGATATTAATGTACGAACGATGACGGTCAGTAATAAACTTACTGTACAAAATTTACATTATGTTTTTTCATCAAACGAATTTGAAACTGACTTACACTTAGGCAAAGGCAACTTTATTCACATGGGTGCAGATAAGGTCTTATCTCGCAATGAATTGGGACCAAGTATTGTATATAGTAATTTAAGAAGTGTAGGTAATTTGGAAAAACTTGGTGTAATGGGCAATCTTTCTGCTGGTTATGGTACGTTCATGGTAAATGCAACAGACCAAAGAATTGGTATTAATACATCAGAGCCCGCCGCTACTTTACATGTTATTACACAAGGTGGCGCAGAACTTTTTATTGACGGCAAAAAAGGTGAAGGCTACATAGGTACTGCAAGAAAAGAAAAAATGCATCTGGGCACAGATGCTATGACTACCGAAAAACAATCCCATCTAACTATCACACCTGACGGCAATGTAGGCATTGGCACTATTGATCCTAGCACTAAATTAGAAGTGCGCGGTGATATTAAATTTGCACAAACTACGATGTCATCCTCTAAAATTCAACCAGACTCTGGTTATCATGTACGTGGCGAAATTGTTTGGAACCTTGAGCCAAGACAGGGCAAACCTATAGGTTGGGTTTGCATTGGCACAGGCGAGCCAGGTATTTGGGGTGAGTTTGGCACGATACATCCATGTCCAAAATTTAAAGGATAATATGCGTATATTATTCTTTGTGAAATTTTACTTAAATAATAACATACTATTATAAATTATACAGACTTTATCAATTATTAAGAATCTCAATTAAGTCATAATAATATCGACAAGGATTCTTATATGAAAAAGTATATTGCAACATTGGTTGCGTTTATACTAGTGGTATTAGGCGTTTCCAATACATATGCATACGACCCTGCATATTCACTACATGGCCACAGTGCCAGTTTTTTGATGTTAGATAGTAAGTGGATGACACTTAATTATCTTCACCCCAATGCCAATAAGGCT